GGATTGGAAATAGTTTTAGTAGGTGGAGAATATTCTGGACATAGGATTAATATTAAATATGGAGATTCAGTTAATGGTTATGTTAAATTAGATACTCCTAGAGTTACTATGTATCAAAAAGAATCACTATCATATCCAAATATGTTAGATTATTTTAATGGTAGTTTTTATATTGACAAAGTTTTATTTAATGGTATTGTAGAAAATATTGAAGAAAATATTGAGGATGGAGTATTCTTTTATAAAATATATGGTAGAAATTATATTCATAAATTATTAGGGCCAATTATAAATAAAAATTATCATTATTCTGAGGATTGGATATATTCAACCCAAATGCCAATGGTGGCTGGTTCGCCTTCTTATATAGCGAGAGCCGATGGTGTAACTAATGTAGGAGATACTACTATTACGGTTGATAGTGATGCAAGAACTTCTTGCACCGTAGGAGATATTATAGGATTTTCACAAACAAATAATGGTTTTACTTTTATAGGAAGAATTACAAATGTTGCCGAAACGGTTTTAACTTTAGAAGAAGGCTCATTAATAAAAATAGCAGATAATAGCCTATTAAAAAAATTAGGTAATAATACTGATTATCATACAATAGCATTAGGTAAATCAATCCAAGCCAATTCATCTGCTACTTCAACAGTAACTAGTTTAAGAGGTGCGGCTAATAAAGGATTAATTTTTAATTCTGGATTGAAATTAACTAAAAGTAGTGGAATACCTGTAACTGATGGAGCCTCTCTACAAGGAGGAAGTTCTTATTCTGATGTAAACGCTAGAGGATATTATTTACATGATGTAAGTCCATTAGATAGTGATTTACCATTTAGTGCTAGACTTGTAGATGAATTATCTTCTAGTTTAAGTTATTCAGAAGTACATACTATAAATTCATTAACTAATTTTGAAATAGTTTCTATTGATTCTCAAGAGGGGGAATCCATAATAGAATTGGCTCCTAATTGTCCAGCAATATTAGCAAGAGTAGATGATAACCCGGAAGATACTAGATTTAGAACTTTTACTGGTACAGGATTATTTGCAACGGGTACTGTTGCTATTGGTACTACTACTTCATTTTATGTTGATTATGGCGGCGGTGGTGCTGTGGATGCTCATGGAACAATACCTAGAGGAACTAATTTATATAAATATGATGGAACATTAGGTTATTTATATATTGGTAAAGTAGAAAGAATTGAAGTATATAGTTATACTGCGGCTGATGCATCTGCAACAGCAGGTGCGGGAGTATTAACTTATGTTGTCTTATTAAAAGAACCTTTAAAAGTACCGTTAGTTGATGGTACAGAATTTTATATTAGTGATAAAAAAAATAGTCATTTATATTTTTTAAATACACAAGGGATGGGATTAGGTGGTTTTACTCATTTAATGAATCCAGTATTATCATCTGCTCAAAAACCAATTACTTTTTCTTACCAAGAAAATGCAACAGTTGAAGCACTTATAGTTGAAAGTAGCACTGGAATATCAAATTTTAGTCAGTATGGAAAACCCATTTATAGATATTTTAATTTACAAAGAGGAAATTTAGGTAGTCTTTATTTTATGTTAAAGCGTTTAGCATCTGGAGCAAATAAAGGTATTTATAGTCGAAATAGAGGAAATACAAATGCATATGCATATGCATATAAATCAAGTTTTACTACTAGTACATATAATAATAATGATAGAGATATTTTTAATTCAACAGAAAAAACAAAACAATTTAGCCATGAAAGTAGGGGAATATTCCCTGCTAATGGTAGTGCTTATGAAGATTATGAAATAAGGGGTGATGATTCAATTCCCGGATTACATCAAATGGCACATTATGATAGTGATGGTACAGATGGCGACCAAGACGGCCCGTGGGATTTAGATAATTCAAATATTGGAGATTTATTAAAAGGATATAAAAATAATGCTATTTCTCAAATGAGAGATAAATGGGAAAATATTGACCCGAAAATGATTAGATGGTTTATTTTTGCAGGTGGGGATATATGGCCTGATAGTATGACAAGACAACATAATTTAGGATATTCTGCTAGAGATTTAACTGATTATAGTTTAATAATTAAGGGAGAAACTACTAAAGAAAAATCAAATATTAAACATTCTACTTATCTCGGTTCATTATCTAGAGAAACTATTATTGATGATTCATTTGAAACTTTACCGATTAAATCGGCTAGTATTAGTGGTAATGAAATGAAAAGAGTAGGGCTAATGAGATTAAAAGAATTAACTTTTGATTGGCATTTTAATTTATTAGATACAGAATTACCACCGGATTTTAGAAAGGATGCGGTTGGTTATTTCTCATATGTACGATTTTTGTCAATTAAACCAACTTCATTTTATTCTGCATATGACCAAGATGTTGAAATAACTTCTGTAGGTAATTATCATGCTGCTAGACTAGTTATTACGCCCGGAAATGCTTTAGGTAATGAAACTGCTAGTAGTTCTGGTGCTAAAGTTTTTAGTTCTAATGATTTAGTATATACTTCTGATGGTAGATATTTAGGTACTGTTCAATCATCAACTACTAGCACTATAACTTTAGCCGCCGCCGCTAAATTAATTGATGGAGCATTGTATGTAGGAAAACTGTATAAATTACTTTACACTAATAATACAAATCCTTCATGGAGAGCAACAAATGTTAGTGGAAGAGGTGGGGAAGATTCTTTATGGGATTTAGATAAACCAAACATTAAACCATTAATGCCAACTCAAGGTGCTATTATTAGAGGGGCGCATCCTAATGGGGGTGATTCCGATAATTGGGATGATAATTGGGGAACTGGTGCTGATTTATCAATTAGTGCAATTGTTATGCCACCTATATTTACAACAGGAGCGCAAACTGATTTTTTAAGTCCATTAAATACAACACAAAATGCAATTGATACAGCAGGGGCGCAACAACAAACGGCAATTCATCCATCTGGATTAATGAATGATTTATTTAATGAATCTGCTCAAGTTCATGTATATAGAGGTTGTAAAGCAGTAATTATTGGGAGATATAATATTGAAAATAAAGGAGAATGGAAGGCTAATATTGGTGCTGTAATTGATTTAGGAGATACTACTGCTAAATTAAATCCGGGGGCTGCTGATGAATGGACATTTTTCTATACTAATACTCAACAAAAAAAATGGAATGGTTCTGCTGCTACTGATTTTAATTCACAAGAAGTAGAATTTGCACAGACTAAAATTGATGGAACTGCTATTAGTGCTTCTTCTCCTGATACAATTGCAGATGGAATACATTTTGCTTTAAAGCCTTTACTTCATGTTGGGGCTAATATAGGTAGTAGTAATACTTATACTCATGCTAATGTTCATAATCCCGGAACTGGTACTAATGGCGCAATTAGAACTTTAGAATTTAATATGTCAACTGCTGGTAATTCTGATAATCATTGGTTACAATACTCACCTAATTTAACAGGTTGTTATTTAGTAGGAACACAAGCATACCAAACCTATTCTAGTACATTAAATAGTGCTGGTAGTGGTGGTTTTGAAGGAACTTGGACAGATTCAACAGTTGGAGATATAGGAAAATCAGCCGTAGTATCTATGGAAGGTACTCATCCATATAAAATGCATTATATTATTTCCCATGTAGTTAAAACAAATGGTAATGGTACTATTCATTATTTAACAGTAGATAATGGTCAAACTATGGCACAATTTTATAGAGTTATGCAACCTGCTGAAACTTGTATTTGGCCTAATACTCCATCACAAATTGATTTGTATAAAATGAGTTCAAGTTATACTAAAAGACCCGATTCAGATGAAATGTTCGGAGATATAGGCCATATTAATTTATGGGAAAATGGATATGTTAAGGGTAAAAAAGATGAACATGGATATAATGAAGCAGTACAATCTATGTATGTATTAGTTGATATGGATAATACAGAATCAGACGCTGAATTTATAGTACCTAGAACACACTCAACAGTATTTGGAAGTAGTAAAAGATTTGAGCCAAATAATTCATATGATGTATTATTACATGATGGTAATTCTAAACATAGAAAAACTATGACTGTTCAAACAGCAACTACTAATGATTGTAGATTAAAGTTTAGTGATGAGTTTGAAAAAATGGCAGGTATTGTTTCTATTGGAGAAATATTTACAGTTAATACACCAACACCTAATAAAATACAAAGACCAGAAGTTGCCAATATAGCATCATCAGTTACTATTTGTCAAGAAGCAGAACAAATTATTAATGATTTATTGGAAACTGAAAATATAACTTATACTAAAACTAGTAAAACCTTTCCGTATTTCATTGCGCCTGATTTTAGAGGAACTGAATTATATAGTGCAGTTGAATTTTTGGCTAATTTTAAAAATAAAAGAATTGTGATTACCCCTGATGGGATTAAACTAAGGCCCGATACTGAAACTTTTGATTATGTTAATATCGAATTAAATTCTAAAAATGATATTTATATCTCAAATATTACAAAAAATGAATCTTTATTTGACCATTTTAATGAAATTAATGTTTATGGTGCTGGTTTTAAAACCACTAAGAGAGATAGAAAATCCATTAATAAAAGAGGTAAACGGACTTTAGAAGAAGTGGATGATACTTTAAAAACTCAACAAGAAGTTAATGAAAGAGCATCTGCATTAATGAGAATACATGGTGAGGATAATTATAGAATTGCAATTACTTGTGGTGGTGTGGGTTTAGAATTAATTAAACCGGGAGATATAATCACATTAGATTTCCCAGAACATAGAATTACTAAAGGAAAATATTTAGTATTAGAACTTAAACAAACAATGTTTGGTTTAATAGAGTTAGAAGTAGGTAAATATAACAAAGGTCTTAGTGAAAGGTTTGCTGAAATTATACAAACTCAAAAGAAAACTTCTGCCTATTTAAGAGCAAATAAATTTAAAAGCCAAACAGATACTACTGACTTTTTGGAAAGTTTCGGCTTAAAAGAATTAAGATTTATAATTAGGAAAACATCACCAACAGGTAGTCCCTTTACCATAGGATTTAATTATGCGATTGATACTCTCACCACAGGTGGAACAAATACAGGTGCGCCAATTGGATTTAATACATCATTAGGAACAGTTGATACTACTATAGAATTAGATGAGGATTTAGTATGAATTGGTTTAACATATTAAAAAATGAATGGGAAGAATCTAAAGGTTCTTATGGTAGAATTAATCGTGATTTTGGTATTAATGGATTGAGGTTTAGAATTGTACCTTTAGACCAAGTAATTAAAGTTCAATGGTGGGGTAATAGTAGTATGTGGATTAATTTTAAAAAAGAAGCAGATATTATTAAACAAATGAATACTATAATTTTAGATATGAAAACAGGAAAATATAATCATTATTTAGATATTATTAATACATATAAAAATGCAGGAGAAAGTGATTATACACCACAAGGTATAACATCAGAAGGAATTGTTCAAATATATTACGGTTATATGAAGAGAAACTTAAGTATGTTTGTAGAATTAATACTAAGACATAATTTAAAATGGGAAATTATTGGCCCCCCACCATTAGATTTCTTTGATGATGAATTTAAAATTCCTGAAACTATGCAACATTTAATGGAAGGAACTTTACCAAATATGGATGAATTAATATGATAACAGAAAAAGCAAAGGAAAAGGTAGCACTCTTTATTAAGGAGTTCTTTCAAACAGCGAATGTGGGAACGGGTGGTGATTCAACTAATCCCGATGGTAATGTATTAGATGTACCAATATTAGCAGCAAATGTGGCTACTACTAATTATGTATCAGATAGAAGCACTATTGATTTTAATGTGTCATTTACAGGTAGTCAGATAGAGGGGCATACTATTAGAGAGTTTGCAATTTTTAGTGCTACAACACCAACGGATGATAATTTTGATGAGTTAAGAACTACTACAAGTTATAGCGCAGAATCAACAATGTTATCAAGAATGAGTTTTGATGGAATAGGGCCATTTTCTAGTAGTGACCAAATAGATATAACATTAATTATAGAGGTGGAATAATGGCAGTTAATCCTCACTTTTTAAGCGAAATGGATGTAACTCCAACTAATCAAATTAGAGATGATTTAGATTTTCCGCATAGTGGAATATTTAAAGCCTTATATTTAGCCGCTAAAGGAACTTATATTATTAAAGAATCTGCTACTGATTTTGATATTACACAAACAACTGATAGTAGTGTTACACGATTACAAGTTAAGGGTGGAGCAGGGTTTAGACAAGGTAAATATGTTCAAATAGGAAGTGGAAGTGGAACAACCACAAATATTAATTTAAGTGCATCTTATAATCCCGGAACAGGAGCAGTTGATATAACGCCCGATGCCTCTTCTGATGTATATTTATTTTTAGTTGCTAAGGCTGATAATTCTATTGTATTAAGAGGAGTAAATAGTACAACAGATAAAGTTCCAGAATTAGTAGCAGATGATATTCCAATAGCAGTAATTAAATCAGTAGGTGGTTCTGCTGATGCCGCAACAGATAGACCCATTCAATATTTAACTACAGACCAAGATGATAATAGTTTATCTATTGGCTATGCTTCTAGTGATAATTATGTTGAGGCTATGAGTATTACAAGCGATGCTAATGGTGAAGTTACTATTGAGAATAAAGTATCAGATAAGGATATAGTTTTTAAAGTAAATGATGGTGGTTCTAGTGTTAATGCTTTAACTATTGATGCTTCACAAGGAGGTTTTTCCTATAATAAAACACAAGATTTAACTAATGATTTAGCGACAGGTTGGTGGACAATTGCATTAGTTGAAGGGAGAACAGGTGGTTCTGGTGATGGAACAGGTGGTTCTGACCAAAGAGCATATTCAAGATTTTTAATTAAGGATGAAAGTTCAAGTAGACACCAACTTATTGTTTTTGATGCAATGCATTTATTTGGTAGTAATAATTATATTCATGTATATAATACTGGTGATTTTTCTACTGAAGTGATTAATGGCATTAGAATACAAGACAATTCAACTTATGATGGTGCAGTATTACAAATTAATATTGCTAATGCAACTAATAATATTCAAGTTTATATAGAAGATAATTATGCTAATAAAGGATGGCAGTTAATTCAAGCCGTTGCAACTGCTTCTGACCCCTCAACAGGTAGTTTAGGTCTTGGGTACAATAGTAATTATCCGGGTGATTTTGGAGCAGTTGACACTGTAACTCTTAGTAATGGTATTTTACAAGGTGGTGCAAGATTTAGCAATTTACAAGTTGATGAAATTCATAATGCAAATGATGTTGCAATAACTATTGATTCTGCGGGTGTTATTTTTAATCAAGACGGACACGCTACAAATGATTTTAGAGTAGAAAGTGATAATCAAGAATATATGTTTCATCTTGATTCAGGAACAGATATGATTGCTATTGCAGGAGATGGAACCCCTACTCAAACATTAGAAATTAATGGAAGTTTAGCCCTAAAAACAATTACTTATACAGGTAGTAGTCACACTATTGCTGCTACTGATTGTATAATTATATGTAATTCTTCTTCTGCCCCATCAACAATAACTTTACCTGCTGCTGGTAGTCATTTAGGAAGAGTTTTAATATTTAAAAATATACACGCTAGTGGTGCTATTGCTATTTCAAGGGCAGGTAGTGATACTATTGAACTTAATTCAAGCGCAACAGCCCAAACAGTAGCACCTTGCGGGGCTGGTCAAAGTTTAACTCTTATTTCAGATGGAAGTGCTAAATGGATATGTACTGCTCAAATAGGTTGATATTAGACTTAAAGTAATGTTATAAAATATTTTAAAAAAATAACATTGGAATTTTGACCAAAAAAAAAGGCTTTCCCCTCATTAGACCATAATGAGCCGTAATGGTCTAAATCACAGGGGGAAGGAAAACATCATAGTCCGGCTTTAACTACGGGAGTATTAAAAGTCCAAATATTGTTGCAACTACGACATTGCCATATTTTTATTGAATCACTAGAGCCTACATAAACTCCCATAAGTCTAAGCGGAATTGTTTGCTCATTACAAGCCGAACAGGTTTGTTTTAATGCCATTATCGTTGTTTCCTTTGCTTTTCTTCATTAGTAATTTTACTCATATACTCTTCAATAGTCTGTTCATTATATTCACTACCGCCAAAGGCAGCGAAGAATAATACCGTTATTACTATCAGAAAAAAAATCCATGCAAATACTTCTCCACTTTCCATTACCATACCACCTCTATATCTATTATTTCCTTGTTATTTATACTGAATGCTTTTATTGTATCACTTTGCCCTACCAACCATAAATCATATACTAATTTAGAATCACTTAAACAATATTTAATTACTGTATCGTAATCTCCCATCTTCCATAATGCCGGTGCATCGTGACTTTCTAATAATTTACTTTCTCCTAAAGTGTGGTCTACTATATTTTGTAGTGCTATTCTTTCTCCACAAACT